CCCTTACATAGTGTAAAGTTTTTAATGTTCCAAAATCACCATAATCATAGTCTGGTGTAGCATATCTGGCTAAAATATTACTACCATCAAAATCATTACCAGAATCATGTACATATACATAACCTGTAGAATCTCCATGATAGTATTCTTCAATACCATTCTCATTAAAACCAGAGCCTGTAGCTGTTGCTGATATACCTCTAGTTTCTGACCATTGAAAACCATTTGGTCTTAGTGTTCCTATTACTCCTCGTTGTACTGAATTAGATGTGTTTGTATTTGTATAAAATAATCTATATTGTGACTTTTCTCTAATTACAACACTATTAATTATAAAAGAATTAATATTTTCTGCTAAGTTAGTTATAGTTGGCTGTATAGCCTGACTAATAGTGCCTAACTCAACGTCACCAATTCTTGCTGTACCGGCTACTGTTCTTAGTCCATCTGGTGCTAAAAATATTAAATCACCACCAATTTCTTGAATACTGTAGCCACTTAAACAGCCTACATTTTTAGTTACAGGTACAATAGCAACTGTGCTTGAATTATTTATATTAACTAATTTAAATATACTATTCTTACAAAATATAAATAATTCATCACGGAAACCTTTAATACCTTCTATTTGGTCCTCTAGAACAATACTACCTGAACCGGTGCTAGTAAAATCCGTTGGGTCTAATGTACCACTATAAAAAATGGTATTTAAATTATCTTCTACTCCTGCAGCTATTAAGTGTTTATCATGTATTGTAACATATTTAACACCTTTAGTTCCTGTAACAGTAACTTCTTCTGCAAAAAATGTTCTGTCGGTTAATGCTCCTGTTCCTTCCATTCTGAAAGCAAAAGGTTTATTAACGCCATCAGAAATAAATACTTGCCCATAATCAAAAGTTGCACCTTCAAATAATGCAAATTGACATTGCCCTTGAGAGGTTCTTGCTAAAACACTTCTTCCTGTAAATGCTGTATGATTATCTCCACTACTCGCTACAGAACTTCTATTTATTTGTAACCAACTTGTACCAGTATTACTAAAATAAATATTTGTACCGGCTGTTACAATAACTCCATCAGCATATGGAAACACGCCAAGTATAGTTGCAGTTCCTCCTGTAGGTTGTACTGCACTACCTCCGCCATATTTAGTAAAACCATTAATACGTCTGTATCCACCTTCTGTAGATACTTCAAAATTTAAAAGCTCACTAGCTACACCGGGAGTTCTTAATAAATCTATTGCATTAGATGAATTAATTAAACCCCCATCACATGCAACTGTAAAAGGTTGTGATGCTGCCATATTTAAAAGTATCTCCTATCATCTCCAATATATTTTGGAGCAGGATTTATTAAATTAGATTTCATTTGACGCATACCTTTTTTGTAATCATCTAAAGCAAACGCTGCTTGTTGTGGGCTTTCTTTAAATTGCCACACATAATATCTAGCTCTAGCAGTTACTACATTAGCGTACTGGTCAGGTAATACTATTTCATCTCCATGTGCTGATAACGCTGTAGGAGCATTATACGCATAAAAATGAACATTGTAAACTTTATCAGGTATAGGACTTAATCCGAACTTGCGATGGTCTGGACTTCTAATTACAAATTTAGGTTCTCCATACGCTGCAGTATTTGCATCATCTTCATTTTCAGAATCCCTATAATATCGGGTCCATTCATCTAAAGTAAGAAATTTTAAACCTTTCGAAACAAAAGGTGCGGACTCACCGCTAACATTAATGGTAGTAATATAAAAATCATCCCAGTCTATTGATGCATAATCACTTATAATATTTGAACTATCAGCCTTTAATAAATACCATCTAGTTCCTGCAGTTGTAGCAACAGTTACATTTCCATAAAAAGGGTCTGTAGTACCGCTTGCAGCAACTGCAAAAAATGGAAGCTGTGGTTCTTCATTTGCTATATCTTTAAGTGATTTATTAATAGAATTTTTAACAAAACTTTGAATACCTGTTGCACCAGAAAAAGTTGCAGACGTTAATTCAATTTCATTTAATTCTCTAAGAACATCATTTGTAAGTGTTAGGAATGTTGTTGCCATTATTTTGTATGTACTTTTTGTATTGCAAAGTTAGCAGTAAGACTTGCACCTTTATGTTTTACAAACTTACCAGTATGCTTCATTAATTTATAACTACCATTTTTTTGTTTCATCCAATGATAGCCTTTTGGAGCTTTTACTTTCATGTTTAGTTAGGTTTTTGAACTTCCATTGCACCGCCCATAGCCATGCCAATTCTGTCCATATTATTGTGTGGTCCACCATGCATTGCTTTTTTTCTGCCCATGCTGCCACCATACACTTTTTTCTTACGATTCATTCCACCATACACCATTTTTTTTCTCCCATTAACGCCTCCACCTTTAGAAAACTTCAACGGTTTAGGGTCTCCATTATCATCAGTAGAACGCTTTTGCATACGTTTGTTTCTTTCAGTTACTAATCTAGTTTCTCTAGCTTTTTGAGTTTGTAAAGGAGTTTTTTCTCTAAAAGGTATCTCTCCTTTTTGTTTTAATTTATCTACATTTTTATCAATAGCTTTTTGTCTAGCTTTAATTTCTTTTGCTGCTTTTTGAACAGCTTTAGCACCATACTTTCTTGTTGCTGCTCTAGTACCATTAGCTATAATAAATTTTGCAATTAAACCTAATACAGGTAACATTTTATTTACGCTCCCCTATTTTTTTAGTTTTTTCAATATAGTTACCAACAACTAAACTGTCATTGTAACCAACCATTTCTTTACACTTTTCTTCTTTTTCTTCAATCGAAGTATAGTATGATATGTCTCCACTTGGTCTATTCATAATTTTTCCTTATAAGAAGTAGAGGAGCCCGAAGGCTCCCCCACAATGACAATATTAGTCGATTCCGTAGAAAGCTGAGACTAATGCTTCACCTCTTAGTACTTTCGCACCATAAACGTGAAGACCTCTAACTATGTCACCAAACGAACTTGGGTCTCTAAGGACTTCAGTTGAGATGATAGTTTGAGCAGTCGCAGTAGATGAAATATGACCTGCCAAACATTTACCTGCAGCATTAGATGTAGCAGCAATGTTATTAGACTTGTACATATCAAATCCTCTTAGTTTTCCACTGGATACTAACCCGTTTCTAATTGAACCTTGACCTGCGTTGAAGTCAACAGATAGCAATTTAGAAGAAGCTTGACCTAGAACTTCGTAGAAGTCAGGACTTGCAACGAACCATCTTCCTTCTTCAGGAACACTTTGGTCGTCTAAAAGTCTTGCCATTCTAGCCATAACGTCTATTGGGTCATGCTCACTAGAGCCAAAACCTATGTCAAGGTTACCTGTTCCATCAAAAGTACCGGCTGCTAAATCTGTAGCATTGTCAGTACCTAGAACGTGGTCAGGTGAAGAACTTGACACACCAGAGAACATAGTAGCTATAACAGCAGCATCATACGAATCTCTAAGAGCGTAAGCTGCAGAGCTAGAAGCTACTTCTTTAAAGTTCACATGCGACATGTTAGTTTCAATATCATCTACGATGAATTTGAAAGCTTTCGCACTATCAACTACCAAAGTAAGTTCTTGGTCTGTTAGTTTAGTTGCAGTAGTATCGCTACCTCTTGTGTAATCAGACACAGAAATAACGGGTTCTTTGATAATCTTTACTGAGTCTCCGAAAGCAGCTATCTCACCGGCATAGTCGGTGTTTGTAATGGCTTCAACTACCGAGGCTTTTCTAAAAAAGTTTAAAACCTTTTTAGAGTAAACCGAAGGTAAGAAAAAACTATTAGCCTGTCCACTTACGGAGTTAGCAAAGTTAGCATTAGTATCAGTACTCGGTTCAAAAAATTGAGCCATGATATTTTCTCCTAAGTTATATTATAGTTTATTTTACGATTCTGCCTTCTTGCATAGCATTGCTGATTTCTTTTTCATATTTATCAAACTCGTCCATGCTTAATGCAGCAATCTCCCTTTCTGACCAAATCTTTTCCTGTTTAGGTTCTACACTTGTTGTTTTAGTAGATACTAAATCAGCAGCAGATTTTCTGGTCGGTTTTGAAGATGACTTTTTATCTTGAGGAATATCTAAGCCTAAATCTTTTTTAAACAAATCAAGGGCTCTGGAAGCTAAGTCTGCATCTTCAGCGTTACTGTATATCCAACTTTGAATAGACTGTGGCTGTTGTGATGCCCACCCATGAAATTCATCACTGTTTCTAATATCTTCAAAATCAGGATGTCTTTCCATTAACCTTTTTTCTGCATCTTGTCGGATTAACTCATGCTCTCTTTGTTGAAGTTTACTAAGACGTTCTTCTAGAACTTTTGCTTTAGATTCACTTTGTAAATGAGCTACAGTTTCTACAACTTCATATACATCAGGATAATCATTTTTAAATTGTTCTAATTCTTCGGGAGTTTTAGGAGCTTGGTATTCAGTTCTATTTTTAGTAGCTTCTTCCAATAACTCTTGCTCTCGAACTCTAAACTCATTAAGTTTACTATCATAATGTTTTTTTAAATCATCATAACGCTTTTTGTAGTTTGGTCTTTTATAAGGAGTTTCCTTTTGTGTTTCCAAATTTTCTACATTAACATTATCTGGATTTACTGCATCTTCAATACTGTTAGACTTGAATAATTTATTCTTATCTTCCGGTTCTTCAAAATACAATCCATCTGATGATAAAAAAGGTTTTGTTTCTTCCGTATGCCAAGCTTTTTTTTGATTATAAGGATTAGCTTGTTCTTCCTCTTGTAAGACTTGTTCAGTCATTTTCTTTTCTCCTACTCAGGGCTTCGTTCACAAGGTAGCTCTATGTCGACTAGAGGGCTTGTTTGTAAAGGTAGCCTTTCGGTTAATAAAATAATAAAGTGCCTAAATTAGGGTAGCTTTATCGTGTTAGCTCCGAACATAGGGTCTAGTAGAAAGCATAGACTTTTTAAGTTCTTCATCAACTAAATCGGACTGCTCTTGCATTGTTGCTTGAGAACCAACTGTTTCTTTAGTCACTCTAATGTCTTGTTGCACTGGCTGCATTTCTACAGGCATTGTAACAGTTTCTTC